AGATGTGTATAAGAGACAGAATATCATTAGCTCTATTAGAATCATTTGCTAATTGTTCAGATTTTACCTTTAGTATATTATTTAAATGCTGTACACCATTAGTATCATTAAGAAAGTTGTAAGCAAAACCTGCTAAACTCTTATCTTGAAGTTCTTGTACCTTTGTATGATTTTCAGCTTGTAATGCATCATACATATCTTGTACATTCTTAGTAATACCAGCTAAAGATAAACCAGCATCTGCTAACTTTTGTTGATCAAATTGTACATTACCTTTTGCATCAGTAATCATTTTACCATTACTATCTCTCTGAGCAAAGTCTGTTTCATAATATCTTCTATCAAGCTTTGCTTCAGTTATTTGATCATATACAGCTTTTCTTTGTGCAAGTTCTTTTGTAAATCTACCTGTTCTAATATCTTTACCATAACCAACTAATGATGTAAGTATACCTTGGATTGTACCCAAAGCAATATTGTTTTGACCATTAGGATCATTAATGTTATCAACAAAGTTCTGTAATATAGAACTTGTTTCACCAGTTTCTCCTAAGCCAGTTCCTGATATTATTCTACCTCTTTTATCTTTCTTTGCACCATATTCTTCATCAAGTGTTCTACCAATAGCCACTTGCATACTTTCATTTTGACCATGTTCAAAACCTGTACCAACAGCTCTAATAGCTACATTGTACCATTTAGGAGCTTGTTTCTCTAACGCATTAGCTAGCACTTCTCCTGTTTCAGGATTAAACACTTTATTTAATAAAGAGTTTTTTACATTTCTCACTGAAGAGAATAACATTGGAAGTTCTATTAATTCATTTACAAATGATAAAGGAGCTGTGTACCAGAATCCTTTTACAGCAGCCTGAGCAGCTCTTTCTTCAATTTGCTCATTTGTAAAATTATTTAATCCCTGAGCCTTTTGCTCTAATAAAGATTGCTTAACACTTTCTTGTGCTTCTTTAGCATTTAATCCACTTTGCCCTACAACACCCATTCCAAATAACTCAGCAGCATTTAATGATCTCATTAAATTAGTAGTAGCAGCCTCTCCTGTTACTCCTCCCATTGCAGCAGCTTTATAAAGTCCTTTTGAGAATAGTTTTCCCATTGCACCAAACTCTTGAGGATTTGCCATAGCACTCTCTATAAGTTTAGTAGCTACACCTGTAGCTTTTACAGCACTTCCTGTTTCAGCTGCATCTGTTGCTAATGTACCAAATAATCCAAGTCCTCTTGTTTCAGCAAATCCTGGAGCAATTGTAGCTACAGTTAATGCAGCTCTATCTATACCATCACTTAACCACCAATCAGTAGTACTAAGTTTTTGCCAGATGTTTCCTTCTGTATATTGTTTTCCTTTGTATATTGGATTAGTATCTTCAACTCCTTTAGTAATTCCAGTACCTGCTTTAACTAAAAAGTTATCTGTAAGATTTGATATATCCCATGTAGCAAGTGCAGCAGGTGCACCAACAATAAACCCAGCTGTTTGTGTTAAATATCCAGCAGTTTTTGCTACTAAGTTAACAGCAGCATTCCCAATTCTATCCATTGAAGTTTGACCTTCATGATGTAAGTATTCATTATTTACATCTGGAAGAACAGTTTTATATCTATCAGAAAGCTCAGAAACATCATATGCATATTTAGATGAGTCTTTTGTAGAATTAGCTATCATTAAAGCTTGTTGTAAAGCTGTAAGTTTTGGTTTATCATCAGCACCAGGATTCCCTCCAATACCAGGAATAGGTGGCACCTTAATTTCAGGGCCTCCTAAATTAACTATACCACTCTTAAATTGTTCAAAAGTTTCAGGAGCAGGAGTTGCCTGTTCACTAACACTTGGTAAGTCAATGCCTAAAGTTGAAGGAGGAGTATTATCAGGAAGTTGATCAGCCATCTTTATTTTTTATTTTTTACAGGAACCACTTGATTTAATAATGTAGCATCCATCAATTTTACAAATGTTTCTGCAGCATCTGTATTAACAAAGTTACCATTAAAAGGAATAGGTGTAATTTTACCACTAGCATCTGTTTGATAAAACCAAACAGTTGGTCGTCCAGTACCATGATCTTTAATATCAGCACCAACTATATCTGGTCTTCCTTGATCTGAAAAAGTATTACTAGGATACCAAGCTGTTTTATATGCATTAGGATTAGTTGGATCAGGATATTGAGAGTTAGTTGATCCATTCCCCCATTTCATTTGTTGTACTGTTTGAGATGGTGTAGGTTGTGCAGCAATATTTGAATTTATATAAGTTGCATCAACTTTTGCTATAGGAAGTATTTTTTGTAATTTACCAGATTCAAATAAACTTAATGTCCATGCTTCTCTAGGATCTGCTTCAGGATTATAATTAACTTTTAATTTAGTTTTATCTCTATCTGCTTCTGGTCCTGCAAGAGCAGCATCAAAAGGAGATGTATCCATAACACCATTATATTTACTTAATACACTTTTTATTCTTTGATTTGTAGATTTTATTTCAGGTTCTTTTGCATTTTCACCATAAACCTCAAATCCTTGAGTACCAGCAGTAATCATCTTATCTTTTAACACAGCTTCTTTTGCAGCTATGTTTTCTCTATGTGCACCTGAGGTTATCATTTTTGTAGCAGCATCTAATGCAGATCTAGTAGCAGGATCTATAGTAGCAGGAGTAATTCCACCATCTTCACTTCTATATCCATAGAACTGTTGTCTTATATGAGAAAAAGGCATTCCAAATTTAGCTTCTACTGCTTGTCTAGCATTATCAACTAATTTATTAGCATTTACATCTGTGCCTGCAGGAAGATTTGCTCCAGTGGCAATATTTAATAAATCATTAGGAGTGATATTAAAAGTCTTTTTAGTAGGAGTACTAAATGGATTTAATGGTGAAAAGAAACCTTGTGGTTCTTCAATACTAACTGATCTATTACCACCCAACTTTGATTCAAATTGTTTTATATCACCACTAGTTGCTGCCACTCTAGGATCTTTTTCTAACTCTTCTATTTTATGAGCATTCACTTGTACCTGTCTTTGAGCAGCATTAAGTGCAGGAAGTTGTTGTACAAGACCTGCATAATATGTACTATTTTGATTTTTAGTAACTGCGTCTTTAGCTATGTCAACTTGTTGATCTAAGAATCTAGGATTATCTGCAACTTGTTTATTAAATTCTGCTATGATTTTTTTATCATCACCTTCTCCTTGACTATGATGTAATGCTAAATAATAGTTCTGAACAAAGTTTCTTTTAGTGTCATCATATAGATCACTATCAGTTTTTGTCTTAGTTAAGAATGTAGCATATGCAGGGAATTGTCCAGCAATTGGTTCTAGTTGAGGAAGAACAGGAGCATCTGAATATTCTTTTTCAAACTTCTTTTCAGCTAAATCTTGAGCTCTTCCAGCTATTTTTAAATGACCTTTAGCTACAGCTAAATTACCTTGAGAAATAGCAATCTCTGCTTGTTTAGCAGTTATATCAAAAGCTTGTTTGATTGTTTGTTGATGAGCTTCATAAGGAGCACTCTTCTCATAAGTTTCACTTATAGAAGGATTAAACATATTCAAATAGTTACTTGTAATCTTCTTTTGATATATAGAAGCTTTTAATGCATCTAAATTTCTATCACCATATTGTTTATAAATATCACGAAGATTAGTTGCTTCTTTATTTATATTATTTATCTTATCATCCATTTTACTAGCTAAAAGCTCATATGATCCTTTCTCATCTGAGTTACTTGCAGAATTGGCTTTTTTAAGATAGTCCATTTTCTGTGCATTCAAACTAGTTAAAAGATCTTTGTTTGCTGCTAAAGCTTGATTGCCTAAATACCCTGCAAACTCTTCTGCATTATCATATCCTCTATATTCATACATTCCTCTAACAGCTAATGCTTTTTGTACGTCTGGTCTATCCATAGCAGTTTGAATAGCACTTATTACATTCTGAGGAAGTTTACCTTCTTTAATTGTCTTCACAGTGTATTCAGAAAGTTTTGGAACTCCATTTATATCCTTTTGAATAGTACCATCTGAATTTGTAACAAATATTTGTTCTGCTGTATACTTACCATTCTCAACCATCTTTAACTGATCTGCTATAATCTTATCAGCATCTACAGTTTTTTCATACTGAGAATTAAGCATTATAGGATTTCCCTTTTCATCAGTTAACTTATCATTTGAAAGATAAGCATTACGTTGTTTAGTATATAACCATTCATCTTGAGAAGCCAATTTACCTTCTTTTCTATCAGCTTCCATTTGAGCTAGATTCTTTTTATCCAAACTAGCAGAGTATGTAGCAGCTTTAATTATAGGATCTTTAACAATATTTGTAGCCATACCCCCCACAGAGTTAACTAATTGCTGATTAGAGAAATCTCCAGCAGCTACACTCTTAAGATTGTTACCTAATTCATTAAGTTTAGATTGCATATATTCTTTATCCTGAGGACGCAATACATCCATTCCAGCTACATTATCAATGTAGCCTTGAACTTTTTGCACACCCTGGTTATATTGAGCCTGCTTTTGCATGCCAACTTGCACCATAGCTTCTGTGGGAAGCTGTTGGATGTAGGGGTTAAAGGTTGATATTTGATCAGTAAATGAAGCCATAATAATAGAATTAGCAAATGTAATTTAAAATATAATATATACCAAGAGCAATAATAGATTTTGTTAATTTGGTATAACTGAATTAGTTAGAGAGATTTCATAGCTTTTACAATAGCACCATTTCTAGCTTTAAGTTTAGCACCACTCTTAGCAGCTTTTTCTTTCTTCATATCTTCTACATTGCCTGCAGCATCATATAAGAATTTAAATCCTGCAGGAGCTTGTTGTCTCCCAGAGTTAGAATTACCAGTACCAGCTAAGTTGAATTGATAAGGATCATTAACATTGTAAGCTACACCACTTGGAGAGAATCTATAATTGTATAAGTTCTCTTTGATAGCAAGATCACGATTCTCCATTTGATTTTGTAATTTCTTAGCAGCAAGAGATTTAGCAATTTCAATAGCTTGTTGTTTGGTCTTAGAGCTAGCTTCAGATTGTCTAGTATATTGATTATCAAGGATTTGTAAATTTTTCAACTGAGCATCATTTAATGTAGCTCTATTAGCTGCATATGTTTGATCAGCTGCTCCTTGATTCATTCTAAACTGTTCTCCTAGCACTCTATTCTTAGCATCAATAGCATTAGCTTGTATTTGAGCTTGAGCAGCAGGATTATTTCCCATAGCTCTTATAGCAGCTCTAGTTTGACTATCTATTGTATTAATTTGATCTTGTAAAGAGATTCTAGAAGGTTGGTCTTTTAACATTGGTTGGAATGTCTGAGCTTTAACAGCTTCAGGTTGATTCAATGCTAATGCCATCATCTCAGGATATGTCTGACTAGGATCTAAAGGTCTTTGATTTGTAGGTCTTAAGAATGGCATAGCTGCAGATAATGCAGCTTGACTTAATGGAGAATTAGCTCCTTTTCCAATAACTTTACCTACTTTCTTTGTTATGTCCCATGCTTTTTGACCAAATCCAGGACCATTAGCTGGTTGATTAGCAGATGTACTATCAGAAGGAATACCACCAGCATAGTCATTAAATATGTCAGATGCACTAGAGGATGTAGGAGTAAAGAATGTAGGTTGATCTATACCAACAGCTTGAGCACCAATACCATTTCCTGATACAGGTTGAATACCATCTTCTGCTTTAATAATTTTAGCACCTTTCTTAGCTTGTTTGATTTTACCCTTAGCTAAAGAATCAGAATCTAAGCCATGTTCTTCTGCTGTATCAAGAATAGCATTTTGTTTACCAGCAAGGTCTTTTAATTTCATAGAGTTTTGTTGTAATTTCATATCTGCTCCAGTTAATGTAGCCATAGCACTATTCATTTTAAATTGGTCATATGGTGTATGTCCTTGATATTGACTTGCATTTGCTGTAGCTTTATCTTTAATTTTGGTTTGTTTATTATTGCTATTAGCTATATCCTTAGCTAACACTTTGTACTTTTTACCACTTTCATCTTCTATCATATTACCAAATACAACCAAGCTATTTTGATTACCACCATCTTGCATTTTAACCATTGGTTCATTTCTTTCCACCTCTACAGGATTCTTACCATATGTAATACCAATACCTGTTCTTCCTTTACCATCTGATTCATCATGAGAGTTTCCTTTAGGCATAATAATTTCACTAGCATCATAAGGATTTTGAGATAGGGTTTCTAACCCACCCCCCCAATGAGATTGTAACTCACCACCTAAAGCCATATCAGGTCTTCCTGTAAACATAGCTTCTGCACTAGGAGGTGTATATTCTTTTAAATGACCACCAGCTCTTAATGAATCCATTCCTTGATGAGCAAAGCTATGTACTTGAGATACATTCATATCACCAAAATGTGTAATCACTTGTGGCTGCCAGTCATGACTCATCCATCCACCATCTTCCATATTTGCTGAATTTTGTGCATGAAGAGCATTAGCTCCAGATGCAAACGCAGCTCTTTGTGTATTTTGTTGTGTAGCATCTTGATATCTATGAAGTTTATTCATATCATCAGCACCACCTAATAAATTACCAGCAACATTACCTAAAAGCTTTCCTGCCATTCCTCCAAGAGGTCCAAAGAATGCTGTACCTATAGCTTGACCTGCAGCACCACCTATTTCAGCTTGACCTGAATCTTGGAAGTAATCACCAAACTCTGCTTTATGAATACCACCACCATATGCAAACTGTTTAGGATTGCTATCATTTAATGGCTCATATCCAAGATCACCATATAAATCTCCTGTAGGAGCATATGTATTTTGTACCTGTGTTGGATTACCACCTATCATTGTACCGTTAGCTGCACTTAAAAAGTTTGTTCCTGATCCTTGAGGATTACCTAATTGTCCAGGTTGTACCATTTGATCTTCAGGTCTAACATATTTACGTTTCATTTGTTCAGGTCTTGATTCAGCAGCAGATGCTGTTACTTGACTAAGTTGAGCAGATTGATTAGCTTTTTTAATATCATCATTTTGTTGACCTATCTTTTGGAATCCAGCTATAATTTGTGGAGCAGCACCTATTGCTCCCATTGCAGCACCAGCATAATCAAACCCACCAGCACCTGGAGCTTTATCAGCAAACCCTAAAGCATCTGTTTGTGTTTTACTAACTGTACCACTTGCACTATCAATCATTCCTGTTGATGGATTAGAAGTAGCTCCACCACCTAACCAACCAACTTGAGCTTTCTTTATCTTCTTACCATTCTTACCTATAGCATCCATAATCTGTGGAGCCATCTTTGCAACTTGTCCAATCATATCTCCAAGACCACCTCCAGAAGCTGGAGCTTGTTGTTGCTTTTGTTGAGCAGCAGTGTATGCTTGTGCACTCATACCAGCATTCTTAGCACCAGCATTAGTCATTAAATCACTAAAGTTAATTCCATTTTGTGCTATAGGAGGATTACCAAAATCAGTCAGTTGATGTAACTGAGTGTTTACCATTTTTCTTCCCATTTCAGCTTTTTTAAATGCTTTACCATGAGTTTTCATAAATGCTTCCTCTGATGGGTACTTACGATAGAATTCCTTTTCAGACTTTACTTTAGCAATTTTTAATATTTGATCTTTCATATCGAACTTTTATATATGGTTTATTTATATTTATTTAGCCAACCACCATTTTCATCTTTAGATAATCTAGGTTCCATTCCTTTAGGAATATCTCTTGAAGCATTTGGATTACCTAAAGGACTATTTACATATGCTTCAGGATTGAAGTTTGGATTTCTTTTCATGAATCCTGGTTCTTCCCACCAATTAATAGGTCCTCTTGTAACTTGTTGTGTACTAGTTGGTTTAGGAACTTCTTTATATCCTTTTAACCAATTTTCTTTATATAACTTAACATTAGGATTAGATATAGATATAGGTTCTTTTGAATAAACAACTGGATCATCAAACATAGGTCCTGTATAAGCTGCTACATTCTCATCTACAAATAAGTCTTTATTTCCTTTCACTTCTGTCATGTAAGGTCCTTCATATCCTGCTCTTCCAGTAGCATCTCTAAGTCTTGTATCTAAAGGATATCCTTTGTTATAGTATGCTTCTGTATGACCTGATCCTATTGGAGGTCTAACTACACCACTCTCTAAAGCATCTGCATATCCTTCTTTACCTATCATTCTATAATAAGCTTCTGGGTTTGCTTTAAATGCATAAGGATTTAACTTATAAGCATTTTTTAAAGCTGTTTCTTCTGTAAGATATTTACCTGCTGTTTCTGCTCCTGCTTTAATTAATTTACCTCCACCAATTCCAGCCTCTATAGCTAACATAGGTTCAACAAGATTGTTCATAGCATTAGCTGCATATTTAGAACTTGCTGCTCTATTTAATAATGCAGAATTTTCTTCTCTTCTTTGTGCTTTCTCTTTTTCTAATCTTTCAGCTTCTCCCTTCTTAGGAGTATATTGAGACATTGTAGGTCTATTAGCATTTCTTTTAGCTAAGAACTCTTCAGCTTGTTCTTTTAACTTTTTACTAATATTCTCACCATCCTGAGCCATTGGGTATTCTGTAACCTTCTTACCTTCAAACTTATAGTGTTGATCAGGATACATCATTTGTTGATGTCCTGTATCAGATACACCAAGTACAGGATAATCAACTCCTTCCATTGTAATATTATTAGAATTGATTCTTGTTATCTCACCTGGGTGAGCCCATTGACCCATGTCATCTTCAATTACAGAACCATTTTTACTAATACTCTTAGGAGTGAAGTCTAGTCCATTCTGATAGAAACTCATTTCCTTGCCATTCTGAGCACTTGCTTTTGTCTTCTTAGTATACTTACCATTAGCAGGAGCTGAGCCAGCTGTGCGTGCGTATGTGAATCCTACAGCACCTGGCATACTTCCACCCATTTGGTATTTAGGATTATTATAAGCTTTACCTTTGTCAATACTATTTAATACACCTGTGCCTTTCTTATATCCATTATTTGCATACCATTGAGCATCTTGTTCATTTTTAAAATTAATATACTCTCCTGTATGTCTAGCATAATCAACAGCTGTTTTTCTATCAACTACTGGTCCTGGCTTATCTAAGTATTGTAAATTTCCAGGTTGAGTGTAGACATCTAATGGATTAAATGTTTTAGGATTTACCACTGTAGGAAAAACCATATTATCAGCATCAGCCATATAGTGAGTAGACATTTCACCACTTGGAGTTTGTGATAAATGTATTGGAGCAGGAGGATTATTTTTAGCATAATATCTTTGTACAAAATCCTTATCCATATTAGCATTATTAACACTATCTACCCATGCTTTATTATGTAAACTACCACCATTCTGAAACTGTCCTCCCCATGCTGGAGACTTCCAGTTAGATGCACCATAACCAAGTCCTACAAATCCAGGACCTGTAGAAGCTTTAGCATCATTATAGTTACTCTGTTTACCATAGTTATCATGAATCTTTTCTAATACCATTCCACCTTGCTCATATTTATTTAACCAGCCCCCATTCTCTTTCTTAGGCTCATCCTTGAGGTCTGAGAACTTTTTGGTAGTTTTATCTGTCCATTGTCCACCTGTTGATTCTAGAGCTTTAAATGCTCTTGTCACCTTACTGTGTGTAATTATATCATCACTAGCAGGAGCTTTCTTAACCATATCATAAGCTTGCTCCATTCTTTGAGCAAAGTTACTAAATGGTTCTCCACCAGGGACAACAGTGTTAGGATTCTTTACCCATTGTTTCTCTTTGAAACTTCCTTCAGGAGCTCCATCATATTCACCTATATCCCATGTTCTAAGTAATGGAGATGTGGTATGTTGCATACCAGCTTCATTAGCCATTAAATCTGCTGTTTCTTTAGCTCTCTGTATATCACTAGATATAACAGCTTTCTTTCCTTGTTGAGCAGCTTGTTTACCTATTTGCTTTGCATACTTAATTCCTTTTTGAGTTAAGTCAGTTGGATTTACACCATTCTCTAACTTATCTGCTGTAGCACTATCTTCTCCATGCTCATACACTTCTGTACCATTCAACTTGATTGGAGGAACTTTAGGACCATTAATAGGTCCACCATTGTCATATTTTTTTAACCACTTAACCATTACTTAAATGAAATTTCAGCAGGTGTAACAATGAATCCACTAATTAAATGCAAATCAGATTTGTCATCTAGTATATGTCTGACCTTCAAGAACTTAGCTCTTAAAGGTTCTTTTTTATATGAACGTTTACCATAATCCATGTTAGCTTGATTTAACACTTTATCAATAGATAAAGACTCACAACTGGTTAGGAACAAAGGTACGGTTTTATCTTTAACTAATCCCCAGAAAGTATTATATTGATAGAAACCATCTGACTTAGCATACATGATTGTTTTACTATCAGTGTTGTATATAGGATAGCTCATATATGATTGTAAGTTACGCAATGGTTTAGGAACCAAGTTTAACAAACCAGAACATTGTTGACCATTATATAGAATAGCTTTATTAAAATAGCCATTAATTTCTATAGCTGAGTTATCATTATATGCTCCATTAGTACTAGGAAGATACTTAATAGCTCTGGTATAGTCTTTTACATTCTGTAATATTTCATCATATGATTGATATGCAAATGGATATTCTAGAATGAACGGTTCTATATTATCATAATATGTGTTATATATAGTTGAAGAATATAGATGTTTCCATATAGTGGCTGTATTAGTAGGCACAAATTCAATGGCAGCTATCTCTTCTTGTGTAAGTGCTCCTATAGGTAATTCCAATACTGTATGACATTTACCAGTGGATTGTAATATAATTGTAGTAACACTATCAGAAACACTCACTGTATATCCATCAATAAGATCTTCCTTAGATATATCTACACCTAAGACATCACCTAGATTATCCAAAATCGTGAATGGTCCTGTTCTGTTTCCAGCTGCTGTTAATTTTACTATTACTACTTTAGACATTTATTATTATTTTAAGAAACATAAACTGCATTACCACTCAAATTACAATTTAATATAACTGTTGTAGTGGTTGTAGTGGTTGGATTAGGAAGCTCTTGTACAGCTATTGCATGTAAATCACATCCCTCATTTAAACCAGAATAGAATATATTGTTTTCTGCTATATAGAAGTTAGGTATATAACTATGAAAGCTTACCCAACTTTTTGTATTTACATTAAATGATAAAGTCCAAGACTTATTACAGAAGTATTTAGGATCTGTAAGATTTACATATTGTCTAAGCACTGTTGAACCATAAGTCTTATTTATATAAAACTTCTTAAGATCACTATCATATTTAATAACTCCTACATAAGCTAATTGAGGAATGTAATCTAACTTACTGATAATCACTCTATCATACTTACTATCATATACACCATGTACACCTATACCATTAAAGTGGTTATCTACATCTGCATTAGCATAATATCTAAGTATCTCAAATGGTAAGTGATCTGTAATAAATCTATTCACACCAGAACCAAATCCAGTGATATCTTCAGGAACATATTTACCATACATACTTAATGATATCAAAAATATCTGACCTCTTTTAGCATCTATTGTAATTTGTCCTTGAGGAATCTTTAATAAGAACTTATTCTGTGTACCTACATATCCAAGATTTGTTTCAGCAAAATCTACTGGAGGATTACCAAACAATGAAGGATTACCCAAATAAGCAGCTTGAGGATTACTTGTATTCATTGTTAACAATGTATTGTATAACAATGACTTATTCTCAAATCTAGCTAGAATAGATTTATTCTGAATACCATCTAAAGAAACTAACTTACCAAAGTTTTCTGGAAAGTCAAAGAAAGAAATAGGTGCATAGTTTAACCAGCTATTAACTCTTGTACTAGGATTAGATGATTGTTGTTCAGAATATATAACTCTAAATGGATAGTATGTATAACAATTATTAGGTTTCCAATCTACAGGCAAATGAGAGAAATAGTTTTCTTTATTTTGCTTAGAGAACGTAACATTATATGTATATGTATTATCAAAAGCAATAGGAACAAAAGATTGTTGTAACCAGTTGTCAGGAATACCAGAGCTCACATGAGGATAGAAGTCTCCTTCTTGATTGTTAAATGCTTGACGTAAATCAGTATTGATAGAAGATTCTACATAGAAATATGGTATACCATATGCAAATAAATAGAACTTACCATCATAATAAGCATTTGTTGTACTTACAGTTACAGTTCCAGTCAAATCTTTAGTTGTACTAGTTGTAGTTGTAGTTGTACTTCCAATTGCTGGATTATTAGGACAGTCAAAGTAATGAGCTTTAACTGATATAATATTTTTAAGATTTGTCTTTCCTGCTTGATAATCACTTAAAATAGATCTAGAAGAATGCCAGTATTGTGGATAAGCCACATTACCTATTTCATCATAATAAACATCACTGTCATCAGGAGCTCCCACCCTATTATCAATAAAGAAAGGAAGTTTGGTTTTTAATGCAAACTTACCAATAAATGTATCTCCACCAAATATAGTTTCATCTGTACCTACTGTTGTAATAAGCTTTTGAAATCCTGTATCAATTGTATTATAAGAATACATTTGTCCCCATTGGTCAGCAATTATATTCTTGATAGATCCATAATAGGATACCACCTTAATATCTTTTTGATCTTCTGGAGTAGCACAATTACCATTTTCTGATATAGTAAATCTTGATGTATCAGAAATCTCAGGTATTCCATTATTAAGAAGATTAGGTGTTTGATTTACATATGGAAGAGGAGTAGTTCCTGCTGTCTTTAAATAAACAGAAGATTCTCTTTGCCAGTTGTTTATTGTAAGATCATCACCAACTGATTCTACACCAGGAATAAGATATTGATAAATATCAAGTTCTCTTTGTTTTATTCCTAAGCCATTATCTACAGCTACTCCATAATCATAACTAGCTATAGAGTTAAATGAATATGCATAGTTTCTTCTAGTAATACCATTTATATAAAGTTGTAAGTATGCTTGAAAAGCTGTAAACATTGCTGTTGCATCAAGTGTACCTGTAGTCATAGCAATATTATAGCTTGAGTTCAAAGCATCTACTTGTGCACTTTCACTTACTAGTTTATATTGAGCATTCTTTTTAACTTGTACAAAATGAGCTTTACCAGCACCAAAAATTGCATTCTCTATCTTAAGAACATTACCTAATGTAGGTTGTCCAAAAGAAGTTTCTGGTGAATTAAATACATATCTATATTTAGAAGAATTATCAGAAAACCCAGTTAAATTAGATGGATAACATATTGTATTCTTATTATTGTTATTTATTGTTACACTAGCTTTGTTTGATCCTCCTACTACTTTAGGTAATGTAACAGAGTTTACATTTATTGGATTACCTGGATAAACATAAATATTAGTAAGTTGTTGTGTAAGAGCATCTGTATAATTAAACTCCGTGTAAGTAATATCATAACAGGTTAATACATAAGATGTACCGCTTATATTTGTAATAGTAGCTATTCCTGTTGTTACAACAGGAAGTGTTACAGAACATAAATTAAATATTTCATTACTAGTAAAAGTTCTCACTGCTATTTCGCCTGTATTACAATTAGTATATTGAACTGAACCAGCAATACTTGCTGATATACTATAAGTAACACATTGTGAGTTATAAGCATTATTTTGTGCTAATAAGAATGGATCAGAACTTAAATCATTATAAGGATAATTAGGGTAGTAGTAAGAAGTTCCTTCTCTTGAATATGTACCAACATTTCTTAATATACCTTTTGCTACAACAGATTGATTAGTGCTTCTATCTCCTCTAACTACCTTGAATCCAACAATTTGATCTTTCTCATATTGTGTAAGAGAAGATTGACGTATTAATTCAAAAACTTGTTCTGAGTTTATTTTAACACCAATTGGAAATACAGCATCATTTTGCATCACTGGTACTATTTGATTACCAGAATATACAATTGTTGGTGTTTCAAAAATAGGACTTACAGATACATCTGGAAACTTATGATGTCTAATAGGAGTATCAGCAAGATCTCCCCATACATCTGTATTACATGGATAAAGTTCTGTAGATTCCCAATAAGCAAATTCACCATATTGATAAGGTCCTTTGTAAGTTTTCTTATCTACAGCAGCTGCATATTGAGGAGAATAGTCTGTTAGAGCTCCTGTATTGTATATTTTCCAATATGGAGCAACTGTTCCTGATCCAATATAGTCAGCATTACTAGCTTTTGTTACATCTGGATGAGCTTCATTACCATTCTTTTTTCTACCAGGAATATGAAAACCATCTGTTTGTTTACCATTTCTAAGTAAGAAAACAATCTCAAATGGATATATTTCATCTCTAAGATAGCCTCTTAGATTAGCAGCATTTAATGAATCAGCATAGTTTTCTGTAGAAGGGATTCTCCAAGTTTCCCATGCAAGTTCAATTTGATTAGCAATCTTTTGATAATTCACTCTATCTATAGAAGTAAGATTATCCCATACTAATAAATCTTGAACTGATGTTATATCTTGAGCAATATCATAATAAGGAAACTTCTCAATTATATCTGCAGTGGAAAGTGTAATAGCTGTTACATCTTGACCTGAATAAACTATTTGTTTAGTAGCACCATCAATAAAATATGTTCCTACCAATGAAACAGCACTAGCACCATTTATAGTTTTAATAACAGCCAAGTTATAATATTCAAAATACCCTGTAAGATCTATATTACTAACATCTATTGCAATTGATTTACCCACAGGATAGTTAAAATCATTTGTGGTAAGTTGAGGATTAGCAATAGGTGTAGGATTGGTTACTGAATAGTAAGAAGTGTAAGCATCTCCTAGAGCACTACAGTATTGAATGGCAAACTGATATGTTCCAGCTATTAAAGCTCCACCATTAAGAATACTATTAATTGATAGTTGTGGAATATTAAAATTAGGCTGAATACTTAATTTATTACAATCAATTACAGGAAGTGTTTCAGGATTACAAATAACTCCATCTGGATAAATTGTAGTAAGTGGAGGATTATTTAAATCTATAAATCTTCTAGGATTAAGACCATCTGTCCAATATACCTCTGTTGTACAGTTTGTAATCTTATGTACAGCTTTATGAATTGGATATTCTATATTAAAATTAAGACAATCTCCATTAATATATTGATGATAAACACAATCATTATTAACCATATATCCTATTTCAGAACCTCCTGTTAAAGAATTTGCTAAGAAGAATATATGTTTGCTTTGTTCTTGAATAAAGTGTGTACCAATAAGTTGATAACCATCAGGAAATTGTAGGCAAAAGGTATTTCCCTGCTCATTCTGATAGTTAACAGAATTAGCATCAAAGTTTTCCAATGCAGCATTTAAGGCATAAGTAAGCTTACCTTTCTCAACCTGATTTACGGTTGAATCCATATTTAAACCAATTCTACCAAGATTATACTCTTGTCTAAGTGGTCCTTGTTGTTGTTCTTCAGCCATAGTTAATTATTAGTTTCTTCCCCAACCGTATGCGTTATAAGATCTATTAGGTAATTCATACATATTGAATCTATTCAAGTCATTCTTAATCCTTCTTTGTTTAGTCCAAGGATCTTGTTTCTTGATTTCAATATCAGCCATGATGAAAGCTTCATCAGACAAACTTTTGTAATATCCTAGTTTCTGTTGTAACTGAGCAAAGGTTTCATCTGTTAACTGATTAGTTAATGTTTCAAACACTTTATATTTAATAAAGTGCTCAACATATTCTCTAATACGATAGTTATCAGGAACTAATTGATTACCTATTTCATCATACTCTGTAGCATAAAATATCAAATGAACTGTACCTTCTCTAAAGTTGGTAACAAATTTATTATCTCTAATATCAAATGAGTCATAGCTAGCAGAACCTGGAGTGAACTCATGGATTGGTGGAGGTGGAACATAAAACTCCCAAGCATTAGTATATTCTACATCACAGTTCTTTCTTACAGATATATTACCTGGCTTAAGTAAGTATTCATTTCTATATCCTCTAGCAACTTGTTGATTAGTTTTATATACAGCTTGAATAAGCTCAGGCATACATGAAGGACATCCTGTAGTACATTGTGGATTAGTACATGGTACAGTTCCACTTATATATGGAGATACTTGAATAGTTGTCTGTGAGGATGCTTGAGAATAGAATGAATTAGCTGTTTGATAAGGATAGTTAGATGGTATTTCTGTACACATCCAAGCTTCTCTTACAGCATAGAAGTTATCAGGAAGTCTAGATTCAAAGTCATTCATATGAAGAATCTCTTCAGAAATAACATAAGTTGCTCTACCTAACTTCTTTAAACATTTGTCTAAATAAGTAGGAAACAGCAAATCATCCACTGCACCTGTATCAAAATAACTTTTTAACTCTTCCTTAACAGTTGCATAGATTGGTTGAGGAGAGACAAAGTTGTACTTGTAATAATAACTCATAATCTAACGTGTTTTAAATCTTTTCTTATTGCTGTATCTATATTAACTCCCTTATCTAATCTTCTTTTAATTAGTTGATAATCTAGTCCAACATCTTTTGCAATATCTTTTAAAATTCTTTTTTCATTGTTGTATATAATATAAATATTACAACTTCTATTTCTAACTTGTTCTGCTTTAGTTGACCATCTACAATTATCTTTACAGTAATTTCCATCATTATTTATTCTGTCTAAAGAATGTAAACTTGATGGTCTTTTTCCCATATCTTCTAAAAAACCTTCAAAATTTAACCACTTATCACAAACAGTAATTCCTCTTCCTCCATATCTATGATAGTTTGGAGTATTTGGATTAAAACATCTAGTTTTAAAGTTATTCCAAACTTTATATTCTGGAGAACTTCTACGTTCTGTTATTTTCTTTTTCATATTATTTCTTCCACTCTCTGTATATATGTTGATACTTATCGTCTGTTTTTATATAATGTGAAAGTAACCTAGAGGTTGTGCGAGTAGGTTTAAAATACCAAAGATTTATATTCTTTAGTCTAGCTGTTTCTTTGAACCACATCCAGCCAAAGAAATAACCTTCTGTGTGATAATTAAAGTTGTATATTATTTTACCCTTCTCTTTACTTCTTTTCCAATCAACTGGTAAGTTAACATATTCTTTACCATCTACATCTTTTAGTTTCTTTCTTTTCTTTTTATTGATTGAAAACTCTCCAAATCCAAATGGAAGCTTAGCTTTCTCTCCTGTTTCTAAAATATAATTCTTGAAAGATTCATTATATAGATATATAATGTTTCTCCACTCATCAAATGTAATTTTAATAGTGGGATTTTTTTTGCAGAAATTATTGTAGTTTTCCTTACTGGAGCTTCTCCAATCTATCTTTATACGCATGTTTACACTTTACTTACTTGATCATCTTTGACATCTGCTGTTTTATCATCGTCAATTTTAAAGTATGTCTGTAGTAACTTTTGATTGGTCATTGCTAGCACTTGTTGTTCTAAATAACCAGGGCAAGCATATTCTTTATCTAATGGATTTAAGCAATATTCAGTTAAATCATATTCAACATTGCCACATCCACATTCTGGATACATTAAATCATTTGGTACATCTTCTTCAAAGAATGCAGCCATTCTAACTGATTTCAAGTTAGGATTGTTTACATATAGATATTCATTTGCTATCCAATAGTATTCTTGCTTCTTAATAATAGGAAGTTGTAATAAGTTTAAATATCTATTGATTGTAACTTCTTTTAATTTCTTACCTTGTCCTCCCATTGCATTAATTGACCAAACACCTTGAATAAGGTATTGATAATTTCCTTCAGAAATACGAGGAAGTTTAAATACAGTTCTTGCAACTGTACATGGATCTGTATAATTACAACATTCTGAAATAGGAACTTCAACTAGTTCCATACAAGGAATAGTTGTAAATACAGTGTCAGTAGCCCAAAGCTTTCTGAGGTTTGCCTCACGTTTTACTAATAATTGTGTGTTAACTCTGATTTCAGAAGCAATCACCCTATCTGTAATAAGGTTATCTGTAGATATGAGTTTGTTCATACCACGAATATCTGAGACCATTTTTCTTAATGTTGCCATTATAAATACTGTTTGAATATATTTGTTATTCCTTCATCTTCATCTATTAAGAAGCCTGTAACTTCTGCTTTAGACATTGTGTGACCATTCTTATCATCCCATAGACTCTTAGCATTTGAAAATGCTGGGATCTGGTAAAACTTAATACCATTAAAATCATGACTTACTTCATGATGTTTGTCTCCTGTAAATATGTAGAATTTATCATGGTAAGACCATCCTTCTCTATATTCTATTGGAAATAATCCAGCAAGCTTTGCAGGTTTAATAGCATCTCCATGATTAAACATTAATGCTGATTGACCATAGCTTATATACTTTCTATACTTAGGAGAACAATCAAATGTCAGTCTCTCTGTATTTCTAAAGTAGGTTTGTAACCAATTTACCATATGCCATCCTACAAACTCATCATGATTACCTGCTACATATATAACTTTTACACGTTCAGCATATTGTAATAACATTGTAATCATCAAAATCTCATGTCCACATATATATTCAAAAGAAGTATGATATGTATGAGTGTTTGTTTGAGGAGTTCCTTTTGTAGTCATACCAGTGTATTCACTATTGAACTCATCAGATCCAATGATATATGTAATTTGGTCTAAGTTATTTGAGAGCTGAGCTTGGTTAGCTATAAGCTCCACTTTGTACATTATATGAGCTAGTCTATTAGTAACATCATTATTACCATCTATATCATATTTGTTTAAGTGAGAGTCTTGTTTATTGATGACTAACATACCTTTTGGTTTGTCAAAGTCAATCTTAGGACTCATAATCTCTTGACTTACAGGCTTATATGAAGCTAAAAAGTCTACAAACGCATCTTGAAAAACTTGTTCTGTAGACTTCTTCCCTAACCAGGCTTTTACTTGCCAATGAGGTGTTTCTCCATTTCCCCAGTAATTCTGTACGTATTTAGTTATCTCCCACTTGTCTATATCTATCTTACACTTCTCAATTAGCTCATCTAGACTCTTAATTTCATCTTTTGTATTTAGGACTAGCTCTCCTGTACCTTTAGTTATATCCTCTGTGAACTTAACCACTCTATCTTCTAGGTCTGCTATATAGTTTCCAATCTCTGCAGTATCTTCAATATTCTCTCTTTTCCTAATATCTAGCAGTAACTCATCTACTTCAGCCTCTGTAATTCCTAGCTTTTCAGCATAGTATTTCTTTGATTTCTTCCAATGCAACATTTGCTCAAGCTGTTCTAAAAGCAATTGGTTTTCAGACATACGGTTAAGTTTAGTTAAAATTACTGTAAAGATAGGGAATATTTTTGATATTCACCAAATTTAATTAACTAATTTGATTATATAGATTAATCAATCTAATTAGAGCTAAAACAAAAACCCCCAGGGTAGAAACCCCAGGGGACTCCCTGTAAACCAACAAACAGGGTTTTTGATATTTTATATTAACACTGATGATCATTATATCTAAAATTACCAGTAGTAAGTTTCCAACAAATATTAGCATTATCAAATAGATAGTCAGTTATAGGATTACCTAAATGGTCTCTAGCAATAGCTGTACAAGTAGTAACAGCTCCTCCCCCTAAGCCTGCAAATGAGTTACCATTAGCAACAAACAATGCATAATCAGCATTATTTAAGAATATTCTTAATATTGTACCAAGACTACATCCATCAGTACCTGCATGAAATGCTATTTCAGCTAATGTCACTGAATAAGGATTTGGTGTTGTTGTACTAGATGTTGTACTAGATGTTGTACTGGTTGTAGAACTAGTAGAACTAGTGGTAGTTGTGGTATTACCTATAATATTAAGATCTATATGATTTCCACAAACTCCTTCAGAAGTAACTCTTATTATAGAAGTACCATCAGGAACTGTTCCTGTTGTAAATCCTGCTACTAATAAACTTTTAGCTACTCCTGTTTGAAATGGAGTTGTATATCCATTCTCATCTGAGTAAAGATTAAAAGGGCCTGTATCAGATCCTGCTAGGGTAAGAGTTATTGTTACTGTCATATTGGTTTATTATAATTGATTAAAACTACTTCCACCATTTGTGGATAAGTATAGTCCATATCTTTCTCCTGCAAGGATATATGTTCCATTATCTGAACAAGCTACTGCATGCCAGTTTTTAACACCACTAGTATTTAAGTTACTTACTGTACCCATAAATACTGGACCTGATCCTGTAACTTGTTGAATATAAGAAGTACCTGTCCCTCCAAGATAATATAAAGCTAAGCCTGATACTGTATTATTAATTGCAACTCTCATCCAAGAATTTTTGGCTGATCCTCCATTTATTTGTGTAAAGGTTGCACCTGAATCACTTGATTTAATCAAATAAAATCCATCATAAGCTGTACCAGAATTTGAAGCTAATACCCAACCACTTGATGCAGTTATTTTCATATCATTTACAGATGACCCATATAGAGCACTATAAACAGTGTTCCATGATGCACCATAATCTGTTGAACGAAGTATAAGAGATGAACCTCCTGCTCCTCCACCCACTAAGAAAAGACCATTTGCACTCATTGCACAACTACCATATGTATCATATGCACTAGCATATACAATACTCCAACTAGCACCATAATCAAGAGAACAATAAATACCAGAATCATTAGATGAATTTATATTATTTCCAGCCATTAATTGATATCTACCATCATTTGATAAAGCAGCATCAGCCCAACTACCTACACCTCCTGGTTGACCTATAGAAGTTATTTTTGTAAAGGTTGCAGCATAATCAGATGATAAATAAGCATAACCACTATAATCAATAGCTATAACATATTGACCATTGTCAGATGATTCTATTTTTAACCAATATCCAGAAAGACTTATCTGTGTCCAAGTAGCTCCATAGTTTGTAGAATAATATATATATCCAGTATAAAATTGACCACTTTGACTTATGAAAGAATTTCCAGCAACCATATACTGACCAGATCCTCTATTTACAGATACTGCAGAAAAACTTGTGTTAGTAAAATTTGGAGGAGTAGGTCCACCACAACCTCCTGAATCTATTGCTATGTATAAATATTGTGCAGAATAAATATCTGGTATTGTAACATACTTTGTTTGTGATCCATTACTTGTAATATTTTGACAACTTACTAATGTATTTCCAACATATACTGATAAATTTAATGGAGTGATAATTCTAGTTCCATTTAAACTAATAGCAAGAGTTTGAGCAGGAATTAAATTAGTATAAGTTGCTACTTGCATATTAGTAACAGGATATGAAAAAGAAGGAAATCCTGTTCCACTTATTCCACTAAAATACATTCCATACTGAGGACTTAAAGTTACATTACCAGTAGAATATAAATCATTTTTTACAAGTAATTGATTACTAAGTTTGTTTGCGTAAGGAGGATAACTTGGATTAGGTATTACTATTTCAGACTGAGCATGAGCTTTGGTAATTTGTTGGGTACTAGCTGGGATACCAGCAATAGCAGTAAAGACACCATTATTAACAGCATCTTGTAAATTATTAAATGAGATACATTCATTATCTGCCAGTCCTGACCAACTCATATTATTTTAATTTAGCTTCTAATTCAGCAATACGTTTTTCTAATTGTGCAATCTTCCAGCTATGTACTTGTATATAATCCACTACTAAGAAGCCATCTTGTTTTTCTTCTACAGCATCTGGTAGTACACTCTGTACCTCTTGAGCAATATATCCCCAATGAATTTTGTTATCTCTTTCTTCATCTTTCCAGGTAAATGCTACAGTTTCTATATTATTTGATGGAATAGCTGTAATTATATCTTTAAGTCTTTCGTCAGAGTTTTGATAATATGCATCTGCATATATTGTATTACCACTTACATACACACTTGAATTTGTATATCCAGAGTTTGCATTAGTACATATAACTATTGCTCCTGCAGTTGCTGGAGAGATAGCTGTAAATCCAGATCCACTAGAACCAGAAGATCCAGAAGATCCTGAAGAACCAGATGTACCAGCAGTGGCATCATGACCTGAAGTACCAGATGAACCATCTGTTCCAGTGGTACCAGATGTACCAGATATACCAGATGAACCAGATGAACCAGAAAAACCAGTAGAACCAGAAGTTCCAGAGCTTCCACTAGATCCATCAGAACCACTTGTTCCACCTGACCCATTACGACCAGAAGAACCATTTGTTCCGTTAGTTCCAGACACACCACTAGTTCCAGACACACCACTAGTTCCATTATGACCAGATGTAGCACTAGAACCAGAAGTACCAGAAGTACCAGTAGCACCAACTGCTCCAGATGTACCAGATGAGCCATTATGTCCAGAAGAACCAGAAGTTCCTGAGGTACCATTATGCCCAACAGGACCTGAACCAATAGCCTCATCTATCTTCTCTAAAGCAGTAGTTAAACAATCTCCATTGTGAACTCCTGAGTTAGGTAAGTTAGGTCCAATATATTCTACGTGATTTGAATCAGTTTCGCAATTATTACAACCAAGATTTTCATTTGGTTGATAAAATGCACTATAACAAGGATCGCTAGGTTGACACATTTATTGTTGATTTATAATATTAAGGAATATACATTATATAGTTACAAGCTAAAACAGGTTGTATATTAGCATGACCTAAACCACTTCCTGTTGCTTGAATAGTTACATTTGTAGTGATATCTACAGATATACCTGTTACAGAAGTAGTTGTAGCTTTATTAGATAGACCATTTTCACTACCAAATACATTTGAACCATCTCCACCACCTTTATTAAGATAGTTAAAATAGTGACTATGTCCAGGATCAATTACATTAGCAATAGAAGTAGCAGATGTATTATGTGAATGGCTTGGTAATTGTGAAACATTTAATGCCACTGTATTTGCACCACCTACATCATAAACACTATAATTTGGATTACCAGAAAAAAGAGGATCTACAGCAGGATTTAATACTCCACCAGGAACATTGTTTACAGCACCAACTCCTACTCTACCTCTATGGTCAGGAGTTCCATTATTTCCATTACATAAATAAACCTTATACCAACCTAATGTAGAAATACCAGCACCTGTACCATCAAAATTAGTAATAGGTCCATAGTATTCCATAGCTGTATAAGGAATCATTTTTAAATATTGTTGATTAGAACTACCTCCACTTGTACCAGCTATATAAGCAGCAATCAGAGTGTTTAAATCAGCAAGCTTTACATAGTTTGTACTTACATCAAGACTTAGAGCAGTTAATCCTGCAGCAGTTGCACATAATTTATTTATACTAGCTTGTAAAATATCATGAGTATCAGAAGAAGCAGTTACACCTGTAAGACAACCAATAGTATAATCAGCATTTAATGTATCTAGTATAGCATCAATTGCTAATATCTGTGCTTGTAAATCACAGGCTCCTCTAGATAGAGCTTTAATCCAATCTTGAGAATTATGAGTTAATCCTGCTGTAATATGACCAGTAATTAATGTACACACATCTGGTGAAGCTAAAGTGATTGCATCTCCTATACCAGTTAATAATGGTACAAGTTTATCTGTAATCATTTGCTCTACATGCTTCAATGTATCTCCTGTAGAGATATTTAATGCTGGGATACTTAGACCTGTATACCTAACACATTCATCAGGAGTAACAGTAACACATCCGTTATAACAACTTGTACAAGACATTTTTCAGTTTATTTATAAATTAACAACTTCACTTTACTAGCAATCATTTGTACTGTATAAGGTTCACAGTAAAATGGATTACAAAGCTTATATGTTAATATTTGTTTATAATTTAATAAGTCGCCTATCACTTGTCCTGGAATATAATAGTTTAGTGAAAATACTAAATTATTATACTGAATATTAGCCCAGTAAGTTAAGCGTTCATCTATATCAGATAATAGTGCAGGGATACTGGCACTATCATAACAATCGGTTAATCTTGGAGATAACATGTTTAATTCTTTGAGATGCTTGTTTCAACTTGTAATTACATGCTGAACATAAGCCATTAATTAATTGACAACCACAGCCTACTTTAAGGCCACAGTTTCTACAGTTTGCCATATCAATAGAAGTTATTTATATAGTTGTTACCAGAACAACCACAGTTGTTGGTTAAGAAATAATCTAATTGTCTATTTGCTTGAACATATAGTTTGTTTGCTGTATCTATAGCACAGTTATTAGCTGCAGCAATAGAACCTTGAATCATGAAATCTATACTACTTAACTGAACCTTTGATTGTGTTCTAATAGCTGAATCACATTCCATCATATCCAGTTTCATAAATGCACCATCAAACTTTTCTTGGATCACTTCTGTACGCATGAAGTTCTTTTCTACAAAATTTGTAGCAGCAGGAGCCACTGAATATTTTAAACCATATATACCATCTGGTAAAGGAGTGGTTGCAGGAAATGGACTTAATCCTAACATAATAGAATTATATACATTAAAATCATTTGGTCTAAATGGAAGAGAGACAGGAGTAGAGAATCCAGGAATACTAATCTGCATAGTAGGAGCAGAAACATTAGGAGGAGTAGTGTCATATATTGATATGTCAGCTATACCCAATGTTTTAGTAGAATACGTATTTATTACTAGGAAATCTAAAGTCATCTTATTTAAAATAATAATGCCAGAGGATTTGAGATTCATCCTCTCACCCTCTGGCATAGGTTAATATGATACTACCCTTTTTTTTAAGGAATCAAAGTAGTAGTTGTTGAAGTACTTGGCCATATAGTAGTTGTAGTACTTGTAGTAGAAGTGATTGGACCACTGTCATCAACTGGAGCACCTAATGCTGGTGTTAATACAGCTAAAATACCTGCACTTAAATTTTGAGGAACAGCAATAATCACTGTAGAATCTTCATAAATATAGTCACCCCATTGGTAAGCTGATTTATCATAAGTATTAAACTTAATATAGTAGGTATCGTAAGTTGTACCACCAGTTACCCAGCTTTCAAAGTTTTCGTTGTAACCAACCATTCTGTATAAATGCTTCAAATATCCAGCTTGATAACTATAGAAATTCTTTTCTAATTGTTGAATCTCAGCAGAAGTACCAGAAACATAAGAAGAACGTTGAGTGATTACAGGCTCAGCTACCATGTTACAAGGATCAGCAACAATAAAGTCAGCAGTTGTAGCAGGACCAGCAAAAATGAAGGTTCTGAACCACATACGATCGTACTCCCAAGGATCAGCAGCAACGTCACAAGGTTGTCCATAAACAGTTAAAGGCTTACCGCTAATAACTAATTTAGCATTTTGATCGTCACCAACTCTTTGGAATTGATAGAAAGTACTAAAAGAAATGTTGTCAGGGTTGTTACCTGGGGCTTTCAACTCTAAATGATAAATTAAATTATCAATTAATTGAGGAACATCAACATCTCCACAAGGGTTCTCACCACAAGCTAAGCAAGGAGCATTAACTGTTACTGAACGAGTGAAACCATTGAAGTACAAAGTATCAATATAAGAAGAATGAGCACGTAAAGTTAAAGTGATAATTTCTCCTGGTTTAACAGTGAAATTACCTACTTCAGTTACTTGATTAGCAGCTACAGGATTTCCTGTAACACTGTACCATTCAGTTACATTAGAAGCAGAGATCTTATCAGATCTTTTGCTACCTTGCAAATATGTGTTTACTCTACCTTGAGCGGCATAAAAATAAGGGGCAGCTGCAATATTACCTGCAGTTGCTACAGCATAGGTATTGGTAAAGAAACCAAATTGTCCTGCTGTTAAGTCTTGTGTGGATCCAGTGCTAGGTAGAGTGTTTCCTACTGGCACCACAAAGAGTGTGGTTAATGAAAAATCCATTTTGTTTTATTTAAATTTTGAAAAAAAAATTACTCGTTTGTTCTTATTCTAACTTCAGCAGCTTGTACAGCTGGAGCATTCTCTGTGTACATTGCTAAGTTCTCAACTGTTAAATCTACTAACTCATCTTCTAGATACATAGCAAGTTCACAATCTGTGGTTATAGAATCTGTTCCATCGAAGTGAACATATCCCACTTTATCTATATATCTTGGGTATCTTAAGTAAGATAGATATAATATCTTTGGAGTGAAGGTACCATCTGAATAAACCATTATCTGGTTTGTATTGATGTTACTAAATGTCTCCTGATATTCAAATGATGGTCTATAGTGAGTGTTGTTTATAATAACAGGAATATCTCCATGTTTTACTAACTCTCTATTAATCCATATAGTTCTATCTACACATCTACCTTTATCTGCCACAACATATGAGTCCATGTAGAACATATATGCTGGTGTAATTCCTGTTAAATCTGCAGTCCACTGATGTAACTGAGGATTAGTTGGTACCAAGGGCAAAGGATGATCTTCATAGTTTTCAATCAGTTTCTGAAGATCTTCATAACGCTTTCTGAAAGCATCCAAACCAAGTGTACTTGGAGTGGCTGGACCATCAAGCTTTTGCTTGACCATTTTAATTTGGGCCTCATTCAGAGCTAAAACTTTATCTTCTAATTGAATCTGTTGATGCTCGTTAGTTGATAGTTTATTTAGTTTCTGATCTATTTTATATAATAAACTATCTACTGGGATCATATCGATGCTAATTTTTTGCTTTTCAATTTGCCTTCTAATGTTAATAACGCATCTTGGTTATCTTCATCTATTAAGAACTTCACTAAATCCTCTTCATCTTTAGCTATCTCATTTTCTCCTTCAGTAATTTTACCATTAGGTTTTACACGATATATAGAGTGAGTTATAGCTTGTTTTACTAAATCTTTAATATGGAGTAAGTTTTCCTTCATGTCTGCAAACTGGCCAAATACCTGTACAGGATTTAAACCTTGATGTTTACCATTCTTGAATTCTGTTTGTTTTAATAGGTTATCCACTTGATTATATACCATGTCTTCTCTAGAATCTTCACTTACTGGTAATCCTAATAATCTAGCCACCTTACGTTTCTTCTCTGCAGACATTGCATCAAACTTAATAATAGCTCTATTTATTAATTGCTTCTTCTTAAATATCACTGCATTTTCAATCTCATCATCTGCTACATAGAATTGTGTATCTGCTGGATATTCACCACGCTCCCAAGCTTGATAGCTAGAAGCAATTGTTGGATGAACTCTTAACCAAGCAAAGGCTAATTCTTGAGATGGATTACTAAAATCAAAATAGTTATCACCATCTAATAATTTAACAGCTTGCACATGTAACATGTCATCTGAAGAAGTTGATAAACCATAGTTCCAAAATTGAGATCTTGGACCTAAATCAATATCACCTAAAGCAGCTTCTAATCTTTTACGTAAATTAGTAACTCTTTCAATTTCTAACTCTCTTTCAGTTGGATCTTGTATTCTTCTGATGTATGCAGCACTAGCATCTAAGCCTGTTCTGTACTGTCCATCAAGTTCTTTATAAGGATACTTAAAAACTCCTGTACCAGGAATTCTTGTAAAGCCTTTAAGAGCAAGTCCACCTTGCATAGTTTGTAACTGAGAATTGTTATACTCCTTCTTTAAAGTGGAGATTTTTCCTATCTTACCCATTTTTTATGTAGTTTTTGTTTGGTTTATAAAAAGTTGATTTCTTCTTTCAATTGTTTTAATTCTATGACAATTTGCACATCTCACTTCACATTTATTTATCTCACTTGTTAGTCTTTCTAAAGACCATGCATTATTTACTGCATGAGATATGTTTCCTTCTTTATCATCATTTATGTGGTCAAATTCTAGAACTCTTATATCTGTGTTTCCACAGTCTACACAAGGATGATTATTTAAGTAATCAGTTACAAATTCTCTGTTTCTCTTTTTACAAACCTCTCTAGAACTACTTCTATTGAGTTTTATAGATTCTTCTTTATTTACAGATCTGTACCTACCCATATGTAGTTTTATTTGCAGATGGTTCCCATCGAAGGGAACACTGTACAGCATTTACTTGTACATGTCCATCTGTGATTGTGAGAAGACTCCCCCACTTTTGATGAGTGGGGGGCAATTCTTCTCGGTATTTGTAGAGCATTAGTTCTAACCTTTGCCCTAGATTTTTAGAATTGTGGTATTTCTTCAATCAAGACTGTACGAGACAAATCTTCAATAAATACATCACAACGATCTTTCATCCATAATTCATAACCAGGGAATTTGTTTGCAGAACTCATACCTTGAGACTTAGCAAAGCCTAAGTGGTGACGAGTACCATCAATATAACCCCAAGTCATAGAAGGTGCACCCTTCATTCTTACCTCACGGATATTGTTAACCATAGAACCATCAGACATTGGAGATACATCAAACACCATAAATACTGGAGTTGATTTCTTGTTTTGTCCAAATTCTAAGTTAGTTTGAGGCAAGTCTAATTCTTTCAAGTGAATAAGTTCAACACGACCAGTCTCACGAGTTACCATTGCATCAAATGCAAAGTTGTAAGTGATATGTTGTCCTTCTCCTTGCATGTAACGATTACCAGAATCAGCCATGAAAGTTAAACCAGAATTTAATGCATCATTCTTCAAAGCTTGTTGGAATACATCGAAACCAGCTTCATTAGTGTACATTTTAACTCTACGATCTTTAACATCCACACGTCTGTAGAACAAATCACCAAACACAGAACGAATCAAGTTTGCAGTGAATTCTCCACGGTTGTACTGAACTAAGTTACCGTTATTTCTCATTCTGTGGTAAACACCAGCAGAAGTTCTCTTCAATTCTTGCTTAGAACCATTAGTTTTAACGGTACCTGGTTTAGCCCAGATCATACGCTTAACTTTTAATTCTAACATAGATTTACGCATCCAGAACTCAATAAATGGTTCCCATTTAACATCATTACGAGTTAAAGGTAATTGGTTACGTCTTTGAGGAGCATATACCAAAATATCTAAAGGCTTACCAGAAGCATCTCTCATCATTTTATCATCAGCCCACTCAGTGATTTTGTGCTCATAACCATATGCAGAACCTAAAGATTCAAACATTGTGATTTGCTCACCCAAACGAGGAAGACCTAATAAATCTTGATCAAACTCACCGATAGCAGCATCAACCAATTCTAATTCGATACCAATTCTTAAAAAGATAGGGCTTACGAAATCAACAACTGGATTGTCTGTAACCAAAGTGAAAGTGTATAAGTAACCAACGTTCCAAGGTTGAGGATCTTTAGTTACATAGAAACGAGGACCATACTGACGAGTACCTACAGACACGATTGCATTCTTAGAGAATTCGTTAGTGTCAATAATCAATTGAAACTCTTGACCATCGATACCTGGCTTAACCAAGTCTAATGTAGTTTGAGGGATGTCAATGATTTTAGGGAATTTGTACGGAACTTGTACTTGCCACTTCCAAGCATCACTATTATTATCAATATAGTAAGGAGTGCTCTTGTTAATCATGTCCAAGAAGTCATTACTGTAAAGAGAACTCTGAGTGTAAAGGCTTATGATTTTCTTATCATAATCTGCTGGCTCAGTAGAGTGAAAGCTTTCCAAGTGGTTAGAATCTGTTAATTTACCTACAGCACGCTTGTCCATAGAAGCGACTCTAGCATAGGTAAAACCAGTTAAACCTGGAATTGTTTGAATTGCCATTTTTTTATTGTTTTAAATTTTTTAATTTATATTTGTATTATACAAACCAAGAGTTAGAAGTTGCTGATGTTTTACTTCCTGATTTGATTGCACTCTTCTGAGCTTGTCTAGCCACCTCACCAAATAACTCGTTGGACTTTTTGGTAAGACCTGTCTTTTGAATGGTAGATAATGTAGGATCTTTTTCTAATATCTTTAGTAAAAGTCCCACCTTAACTTTCTTCTCATGATTCTCAGGTCTCTTTAGGTCTAGGATAGTACGATCAAACTCTGTAAGCATTTCTCCTGTAGGAGTTTTGTATCTATCTGTAACCAGGAAATCTTGTAGTTCACCAGCAAGTTTTGGGTTCAAAGGAATACCATCAAACTCTTTAGCCTTCAATTTATCTTGAAGAACATTTTGAATATTAGCAGTGTATTGTTGCTTATATTGAGCTTGTTGTTGTAATTGTACTTCCCTTTGTTGCTCAAGTTCTTGAAGCTTTGCAGCTTCCCTTTTAACTAAAACCTTGTGATGCTTTGTAGCAACTGATTCAAGGTCTCCGTAGTTTTTAAGTCTTTCAACTTCAGTTGTAACATCCTCAGGCTCAAAGCCTTGATCAACTAAAGCTTGTTTTAACACTGCAATTTGATTCGCCTCTTGAGTTAGGTCCATCTCAGTGAATGACTGTATTTTATTAAATGTGCCAAAATAGTCTGCAGGTTTAACCCCTTTTACAAATATGGCATCAAATGCATTTTGATAATCTTCTCCGTATTGACCAATGAAGTTATTTACTACTTCAATAGCTCCTTTCTTTTTCTCAGAGTTGAAACGCTCTAAGAATTGTTCAGGAGTTGTAATTGGTTCTTCATCCTCATCATCTTCTTTTGAAAAGACACCTAATTTGAATAAATCTTTAGATAAAGAACTAAAAGTTGATTCAGCAGGAGTATCTCCTTCTTCCTCATTATCCTTGTTTTCCTCGGTAGTTGATTCAGCTTTAGGAGCTTTAGTTTTTGTAGGAGCAGAAGTTGCTTCTTCCTCTTCATCTTCTTTATCATCTCCTAAAAGGAAATCTTGAAGTGATTTAGTTGCTTCTTCTTTCTTTTCACTATCAGTTTCTGCTGCAGGAGCATCCTTTTTAGAAGGAGCTTGTTTTGCTGGTGCAGGTTCTGTAGTTTTATCAGGAGTATTAATGTCCTGAATATCATCTGGATTAGTTGTTGAGGTTTCTGGACCCATTAAGTCGTTTAACAACTCTTGGTTTCCCATTCCCATTTCCATAGTATCTTGAATACTAAAGTTACCAAATGATTGGTTATCTAAATTCTCAGCCATATGTAGTTGTATTTATTTGGTTTTCAAGTGTAAAAGTATACTAAGTTAAATTAATAGCAAAGAGATAGAACACTATATTGCTTGATATTCAGGATAATATAGCATTAATGTTTTTTACTCTAATCTAATTTATTAAGAAAGTTGTCATTTATGAGCCTATAACTTCTAATTGGAGCAAGATCTGTAAGGGTAACTTGTTGAACCTCAACTCCCCACTTCCTAGCTTCCACCCTTACTTTTTTAGTTAAAGCATTATCAAGTTCCACATCTGTACATTCATCTAATGTCATAGACATAATAACATTTTTTATAATACTTTGAGACATATCTGATATAGCATCTTGGGCATCAAACACCTCAAGAAGGAATATTTTAACATCTGCTATCTTATATTTCACTAATCCCTTTGCCACTATATTCTGCTTATCCTTTGTGTATAATGACTGAGCTGATAAACTCAATGTTGTAACAACAACATGCTGATCTATCACCTCATCAAACATAGGTATTTTAAAGTGTAACCCAGGTTTGAGTACCCTTTTAAAGATACCAAACCTAAGTAATACAGCTTCTTCATAAGCTCTGATTATAACTATTGGCTTTATTTCCATCCACCAATTGGTTAATAGTTCAACCAGTTTATCAAACATAACTATTTAGTTTTACTTCTACCTTTAGCATTAATTTTAGCTATTTCTATATCGTCTTTGTGATTCTTTCTTTCATTATCTAATTTCTCTCTTTCAACCTTAAGCTTTTCCATGGCTATATTATTCTTACTTTGAATATCTATCATCTTAGTTCTATAATCATTAGAAGCTTTTGTTTGTTCATTTGCTAACCTGTTAGTTTCTAATATATCAGGAACACCATTTTGATTTACATCTAATGGCACCTTCTCTCTACCCTCAGCTTGAATAGTAGCAATCTCTTGTTTACTAATTCTATCCAATTCTTTTTGATAGTTATCATTAGCCATTTGCTCTTGTTGTTGTCTTTGAGCTTCTTGGATTTGAGCATCAGTAGCATATCTTTGTTGATCAATCTCTTGTTGCTTCTGTTGCATTTGTTGTTGTTGAATAGTATCTTGCTTCTCTTTAAGATCTTTAAATACTTTCTTCATCTGACGAACAGAGTTAGTGCTGTATAACTCAATGATATCATATAAGCTTCCACCATTCTGAATAACAGCTTGAGATAATCCTCTAATTTCTTCAAACATCTTCTTATCTTCTGGTCTGTTAGTTAAGAATACTTTTAAGTCTCTGAATTTCAAGTCATTACCATTCACAGAAACAAAAGCAGAGTCTCCTCTAGATGTAACATAAGAAATTGTAGATTGTGGTTTAGAACTTTCTACATATTGAGCAGCATCAATAATAGCTTGATAAAGCTGACCTAATATATATTCATGAGCTACAAATAAAGGTTCTGTTTGAGAATAACTTTGTTGAATAGCTGTATTGGTTCCTGTGGCTGATTCACTAGCTGATACAGAACCAAGTCTTTGCTTAGACATACCAATTAATTCCCAACACTCATTCTTTAATTGCATAGCAAGTGTATAACGAGATTGAATCTCCTGAGTACGTGTCATATCAATATCTCTGAACTGATTGAAACTAGAAGGACTCTTCAAATTCTCAGGACTATCATCTATAAATACAACTCCTCTATTACGAGCTTCCATTTCCCAAATGTCTAATGCATCTTGAGCATCACCATCCTTAGGAATAGGAATGTGTCTAATAGACATAAGCTGAACCTTACCTACCTCTTTCTCAAGAAGTTTATAAAGCTGGTTCATACATACATTATATAATACTTGGAAAGGTTTCATAAGATCTACCAAGCTCTTAGCTTCTGTATTCTTCACCTCATGAATCAATCCTATAATAGGACAATAATCTAATAATTTGTATGGTTTAATATTGTAGATGTCTGGACCAATCTTAACTCCTTGGTACCATTGGTTAATCCATCCCCATTCTAATGATACTTGTGTAGGGATAGTTCCTGATTTGTAATCTTCATCTACAAGTAATGATTGCTCATTACCCATTTCATCTGTATAGATAAGTTTACCTATCTTCTTCTTAGAAATCCAATAAGCTCTTACAGTTACATACTTATAACCAAAACTACTAACGTTTGACGTTAACCCTAAAAAGTCTTGTAATCCATCATTGTTCTCTTTCATTTCAGATTCAATGATCATTCTAGTTTGTAGAACTAATGGATCATATGTATCATATTGTACAGAGTCAATACCTGGTGTAGCATTAGGGTTACCTAAATTAGATTCACGTACATTAATCAATCCATAATCTTGTAGTGAACTTCTTAGGTGATCTATCTCATCTTTAGTTAAGTCAGGAAATGTTTCAATGATTTCAGATAGCTCCATAACTTGTACAATACCAGCAGCATATGCTCCTTGTGCTCTACCTGTAGGATCTGAAATCCATTTTCTATCTGGAGTAGTTAAGAACCAAGTGTTTTTAGGATTGGCTACCTCTACATTAAATCCTAGTTTAGAGTTGTCCTCATAGATATGATAAAACTCTCTAGAAGATATTAATAAATCTCTGAATGCATCTTCTGATTTCTCCTTCATTACAAACTCAGCTTTCTGAGATGTAAGTATATGATTAGCCCATTTCTCAGCTACAGATGTGTAAGAATCAAGTTCATCCTTCACCTCATTTAATGTCATCTTTTGAATATCTTCATCACTAAGTTCTTCTCCTTTTAATGCAGCATCTTGTTGAATCTTTTCTCTAGCTTGACCAATAACATAATCCTGAAGAATTTTTGTTTTGAATTCTAGCTCTTCTGATTGACTATCAGAATCAAATGCTTTCACTCTGAAAGAATCTGGTCTTTTACTAATCTCTCCAACTAACTCATTTAATGGTGTAGTGATGATTGAATACATCTTTACATATGCTGGAAGCTGTAAATCTGATGTAAGAACATCAGTGAAGCTTCTAACCTGTGGCTCTTGATAAAAGTCTTCCATACGTAGAATACCTTTTACCAAATCATAGTTTTTAACAAATGTATCTCTATTCTTTACATATTCAGCATAAGCTCTATTTGCAAAGTAGTCCATTGTATTCTTAACCCAACTCTCATCTTGCTTCTCCTTATCAGTCTTGAACTGATCAGGGAAGATGTTTAAATATGCATACCTTATGGTAGCGTCTTTAGTATACCTTATAATTGCCATTATGTAAACAATTTATTTTTATGTTTTCTAGGAGTTCTTCCAAACATTCCTCCTCTTGATTCTGTAAATAATACATTTCCTTTCTTCTTTGTGAACATTGCTTTCACTCTTTCATCACCTGATCCTCCCACCTTTCCAATGATTGGGTCCATCTTAACTGCTTGAGCAATAGCTAGTTCTGCAGCAATAATACGGTCAAAGTTACCTGAATCATTATATTGTATAATTTCTTCTAACAATACAGGATCAAATATTTTATTCACTCCTAATGTTTCTCTTATCACCACACCATTCTCATCCTTCTCTATATGTATTGCTTCTTCCATATACTTCTTTAAACAAGTGTGAAGATAGTCAATTATTTTCTGACTTGAACGATGAATTCCATAATCTCTTTTTACAGTGGTATTTGGAACAATTTCTTTAAGCCAATCAGGTTGTCTCTCTAAATAATGTGCATCTCCCTTACTCTTCATATATTCAATAAAAGATATATCATCATTCTCACAAAGTGTACGTGCATTATAATATTTAATAAGAAGTCTAGCTTGGTCATTCCAATGATCCTTATTATCTGGTCTTGCACAATAAGAAGCTACAAACATATCTTGATACTTCTCACCTGTTATATCATGCATTCGTTTATAAATATAAACTGCTCCCAAAGAGGAGCTATATGCTGATTGTCCTTGTCTATAAGGATCGACTCCTGCTACATACAATCCATATGCTGGATTTTGTATTGGGAATTCATATATAATAACAGGGGCATCTTTATTATCACTATTCTTTAAAGGGAAGTTTGTAATAGGTAGTTTGTCTGTAAACTCATGCTTTACACCTTCTTCTTCTAGAATTAGAATAACAGGAGTTCCTGTTCTTTCTTGTTGTTGAAGTCTAAACTTCTGTCTCTTAGCTGATTCAATATCAAAGATGTTAGTATCCTCATTTAAAAATATATCATCTACTTCTTGTGGATAATACATCTTCTCTTTTAAATAAGCCACTCTATCTCCAGCTTTCTTAAGTCTTTCTAAGTTTCTATTAGTAATCTCTGTAGCTTTTTCTGCATTAGATACTAACATTTTTATATTATGTAATTGAGAATCAGCAGGTTCTTTTAAGAATGCTCCAAGTGTAGATTCCTCCTTTGCCTCCATTCTATACTTATGATTGATAAATAATCCATGTATACGTTTATCATCTTTCTCATTATTATATGTAAGGAAATTAAAGTTCTCGACATCAAACATTAGAGACTTAGCATCCATAAATTTCTTCATATCACCACCAGTACCAGTAAGAATTGGAGAACATCCCCAACCATAGGGTGTAGTGAAACCTGGAATAGCTGCTTGTAAACCTCTAAGAAAATTTCCTTTACCAATCTCATCTATAATTAATTTACGTGGTTTTGTACCTGCAATTGCCTCTTCATTATTACCTTCATCAAGGTTACGAATTAGAATAGAAGAAAATGGAATACGTTCACCACTCTTGGTTTTAATACCTAAAGTGATTTGGTTCTTCCAGTTATCTTCAATCCTCTGCCATCTCCAGTATTCAGGAATGAAATTCAAACCCTTATCAATCTTATCTGTAATAAGTTTAATATCTGGAGCATTCAAACCAGCAATGATGTTTTGGCTATTTTCATCAAATGTGGCTCCCCATGCTATATAACTAGCTTCAATAACGGACTTAGCAAAACGTCTAATACCTAGAATGACTAAGCCCCTTTTATCTTGCTGAGCTCTGTCAATTTCGTTTGTTACAATCCATTCATTATCACGTAGAAAGGGATTGGCATATTTTTGTGATATTCTTCCACGCTCATCAATCACATCCACTTCTGTATGCCATATATTTAGATGCCAATATAAAAAGGGGTTAATATAAACCCCATCCATCATAGCACCATTTAAACATAATTCTTTATGGAAATCAAAGAATGGTTTACACTCCTGAGAGTCTTTATCAGGAATACGCTTCTGATTAATAAACCAGTCTTTGTAATCTATATTCTGTAGTTCCATTATTTTCTGTTCTTTAAGAACTCACTGGCTTGACCCCCTAGTTCTCCTTTACCTCTAACCTCCACTTTAGCTTCTTCCATACTTCTCAACTTATCAACCACCTCAACTAAAGCTAAATAGTTCTTCATAGTCTCTTGAACAAACTTACCCTGAGCTTCAATACTAGCTATTACCATAGGTAACATTCCTCCTTTAGCTGTAGGTTTCCACTCAATCCTATCTTTTAACTCATGAAGAGGATTAGCATTAACATAAGCTTTCCATGAAACAAGCTGTTGCTCAGCCCATTCAAGCTCTGTATTTATATATGTAGTTTTCTTAATAGTTGCCATCTTCTTCTTCCTCTTTTAATATATTATCAAGATCCATTCCCTCTTTTATAATCTTCTCTAGTTCTTTATCATCTGTATGTGGAACATCCATTCCAATCTCAGTCTTATACTTATCTAAAGCAAAAGCTATCTCTTTATCTGTTATTCCCCATATATCTCCATAATCACTAAGAGCTGTAGCTAAGTGTCTTCCCAAATTATATGTAGGGAAGTCCTTATGTAGTTCTTGTAATATATGAAGAGCTTGTTGGTAGTTATTCTTCTTACTCATATTAGTTGATCTAAGTCTTCTTCAGACAGTTTCTCATCCTTTAAAGACACAAAGTCCATACTAGGAGAATCTTTAAAATTATCTTCAGCACCTTCCATCATATAATCTGATGTAAAGGTAATAGCCATTCTTTCATCATCCCCTTCTGGTACTCCTGTTATATCTATATAATCTACCCCTTTATTATATAAGTCCATAAGTATATCTATGAAGTTATCTAAAGGGATTTTTTTAATCATTGGTACGTTGCTTTCCATGAATTTCTTTTTTTAAAGCATCCTCTTCTTCAATGGACATTACTTCTTCCCATTTCTTCAAAGGACACGAACATGATAAACATTTTGTCTTAGCAGCTAGTGTACATCCACAATTTGTACAATGAACATCTGGCCTAATAGATGTATGTTTTGTAGATATTAAATCACATCCATTACATATGATCATTCTTTCCTCACTAATCTTCTTTATATGAGCTCTCATTTCCTTAGCTGGAAATAGGTTGTTTTTCCAACCCTCATAAACTTGGGAGAAATTAATCTTCATATGTAGTTCTGGATTTTAATTCATTTATAGAAACTATTGTCTTCTCTAGTGTGATAGTGGAAGACTTTCTTTTCTGTTCTGATGTTTCTTCACTTTCTATTATCTTCTCTAGAGCTCCTTTCTTAGCATTCAAAGCTCCTATCCTTTTCACTGCCTTCTTATTATTAAAAAAGAACTTTCCAAATCCACTTACCTCCACACTACTATTTAAATCCATTGCCTCATTAGCAGATTGAAACTGATGGTTAATTACAGCTTCAATTAACTTCTCACTCTTCAGGATTTTTACAGCCAATGTTCTAACTAGAAAATCCTTGACGGACATTGTTATTGGCTTATCCATGTATCACATTAATTTGTAATGTAATGTCCTTATCAAAATTAAGAACAATAATTGGATTCACCTTTATCTTACTGCCATCCTTTATAAACACCCCTATACGCTTCAGCTTACTTATCATATTATTAATCGTAGGGGGCGAGGAGTTGTATCTCTTGCAGAACTCCTCCCTAATGTTGGCATAGGAGATGTTTCCCTTTATAGCTGTAAAGGCTATAAGCTGTATCTCCCTAGTTGTAAGCTTTAAATCATTAACAGCTGACAGCAAACTATAATACTTCTCAGCAGCAGCATAACTATCTGTCACTTGCTTCTTAAGCTTCTGTACTATTATTTTGTTTGTTGGTTCCATATATAATTAGAACAAAGGTAGGTGTATTCCATTGATCTTCAAATAACTATTTTAATTATTCATAAACTTATTGCTATATTATCCTCTATTTTTCTCATTGGTGTATTTAGAAGAACCTAAGCCCTATTCTCCTTCCCCACCCACACACCCCAAAGGTAATGGTGTCTTTAGGATATAAACAAATTTATTTTTAAAATGTGGATAAACTCTCGAATGACAGGATATTATAATATAGGCACAACAACATATTATAATTATACCCCACAAGGTATAATGTGTCATAAAAGGGACAATATTATACCCTATTGGGTGTTATAAGGGACATTATATGTCAATGGATATAACATGGCTGGTATGTCGTACATTATACGCAAAAACATATACTAATGTTGTATATATCATACAGTCAAAGGCTAGGCTGTTGATAATGTACAACAATATGTAAAGCAATAGCTTGACAATATGTAAACTAATGTAAAGCTATAAATTGACTTTTGGCAGAATATAGTCAATATATAACTTGCCAAATGTCCAGTTTTTGATATAAAAAACTTGACAATCTCAGTAGTGAAAAGCTGCCAAACCTGGAAGTCTTGTCACAAATATTTGAAAAACTGTGACACTCTTGTAACAAATAACTATATAAATATGTTACAAAAAATAAGGGCAATTTTTAATTTATGGGTGCAATTAACACTGTGGGTATAAAAATGGGTGCATGAAGAATTTGGAAAAATTCATGCAAACATTTAACATGGGCCCATTGGACAATTAACATTAAACACATCTAACTTATTGGTTGTTAAGCAATTAAGTCCATAGTTCCACAAGGAACGTTTTACAAAATTTTTTTTCCAATTTTACAAACCCCTTTTATGGAAGTGAGGGGAGTCCACACCACATCACAACCCCCTGTGCAAATTGGGAGGTTGGGGGTGCTCCCCTTGCTCCGAATGGTCAAATTGAATTCTTAAAGCAGAGTTCAGAAAACAGATTTTTGAGACCACACCCTGTCATAACCCTCAACCAGTCTTAACCCTTTGAACACATTAATATTTTTTATTCACAATTAAAGCTAAAACAAAATGGCGTTAAATTTCAAAGTACGAGAAGCACGTGCACCAATTGCTTCATTAGGAAGAGTTACAGATGTATTAGGTAAAGGTGGAAAGATTGAGTTCAATCCTCTTAACTATGCTGCAACAGACAGACGATTAGTTGCTTACTTAATCAAAGCTGATGGAAGTGAAGAACAAATTACTTGTTCTCAACCTGTTAGTGACGGTGTTAGAAGTAAAGAGATTTCATTGAACCAATTAATGGGCTTTGAAATCAAAGAACAAGTTAGTGCTGCAGGTGAAGTTTACAACCAAATCAACAAGCCTGACAATGCAACAAGCAGAATCAGCTTTAATGCTGATGACATCACTGTTGAAGAGTACAAAGTAGAAGCTCTTACAGAAGATAAGATTAAATCATTAATCGCAATTAGCTTGTAATTAATAAGAGAGTAGTGTTCTACAAAGAACATTGCTCTCTTTATTATATATATGGGTGGGCTGAAGGCTTTAGGGTGGGCATAACACACTGATTATCAACAAGTTCTCTGTAAGAATGAGAATAGGTGTAGGTACATAACCTGCTTTCAACCCATTAGAACAACATCAATAAATCATGCTATTCAATATAAATATATATAGCATTAAATAACAATTATATGACAATAGATGTAAGATGTTATGATGATAGAAAGTTTACATATACATTAGATGATGTTCAACATATTCCTTACAAGGATGATCTTGTTGTCTTTAATAATATATGGTATAAGGTTGATGGGTTTGTCTGGAACTTTGATACTTCTATCATTATAATGTATATTAGAACTACATAATGCACCATTTCTATTTCCCAAGGATAGACAGATGTAGTGCTCAGGACTATGTAGAGATACATTGTAATTGCTTTGAGTAAATGTACATGAACAGCTACATTTGAGTGCAGAGGGATTTGTATTAGGATAAACTACACTGTATAAGGGTTGGGTGTTTAAACAATCTATCCATAAAAGATGGGTTATCCAATACATTATTTGTTGCATATGAATACATTAGAATATATAAGCTGAGGCAACATTAGGCTGTATATTCGCTTTAATCATTATATAATGAAAACATATTGGATTACAAACTATAGCTCTATAGGTTTCACTATAGGTATAGGTAGAGAACATGTTATGTTTAGACATAAATATATACATAATAGAGTTATACACTTTACAATAGGGATTCTGTTCTGGACTTACATCATTAACATAAATATTAAATAATATATATCTCTGTTATTAGCCTTTAATATTAACCAAAGGCGATATATATTTACACAACACATTATTAATCAACCAATTAACACATTACACTTATGAAAAAACTTGAATTATACATAGGCATTGCCTTGATAATCATCACAACAGTATTGATATGCATATTTATGTTTGCATTATCATATACCTGTCTCTTATACACATCTGACGCTGCCGACGAAGAGGATAGTGT